AATTACACTCAAATATTAAGGACTACTACTATAGAAAATATTACAGATACAACCAGTACGTTTAGTCAATGAAAAGATATTTATGTTTATTTCTTTTACTCAATAATCCTGTTTTTGCTAATTCTGTTAATACTACCAGTAATTCTAGTGGGTCAGTGGTCAACCAGGCTGTGCAAGTGGTTCCTTCTAGAAATTTTAGCTATCAAATGAATACTATTAACTGTCAGGGTGCAACTTTAAATATATCTCCGTTTGTCTCAACAACGTATGGATTTGCAACACCATATGAGACGCATTATGAAAGACCTGTTTACAGTAGAAAAGATATAGAAGGTGATTTTGATGATAATGGAGTTGCTATTGGTGATGGGGATGTAGATGCTGGTTTTAGAGGTGAAATATTATACTTTGAAAAAGTACGAACAGGACAAAAAAAATCTAATGTATCTGTTAATGGTGGTATTACTGCTACTTTTAGTATTCCATTAGATCGAGAACCTATAAAAGAGTGTAAAAAAGCAATGAAAAAACAAAATGAATTATATGAGGCATCACTAGCAGCAAAAAGGCTTAATTTTGAGATGAGTAGAGCAAAAACTTGTATAGATAATTTAAAGCAGGGTATAAGATTTAAAGAAGGTACTGAGATGTCTAGGATTTGTGCAGATGTAGAACTAATAACACCACCAAATGTAGAGCATACCCATAAGCTTAAGTAAGTTTTGATTTTCTAGGTTTTTTACCTGTAAACTTTGTACCTTTTTTACCGAATAATTTTTTAATTTTACCTATAAGTTGCTTAAATAATGGCCGTAATACCCTATTTAATAATGGTGTTAAAGTGGCAGCCGTTGTTGCAACTACTGTTATTGCAAATGTTGTAGATACTGTATTTATGCTTGGGAGGTACTTTTCTACTGTTGTTGTAGGAATCCATTCAATAACACATTCTTTAGTTTCTTCTATATATTTGAAGCCTGTTACTTTTTCTGTACCTTTAGCATTAAGATCACCAATTCTAGGGTTATTTTTTTTAGGGTCAGGACATTCTACTTTAGTTTCTTCTGGTATTTTAGGTACTTCTGGTTGTTCTACATCAGTTTCGGGTGGTTCTACATTTGTGGGCGGTTTTGCTTCTTCTACTAGCAATATTTTTTTCTTGTCATACTGTAAAGGTACATAAGAAGGCAATGGACATACAAACCTGTTACCGCTAGGGTCGTCAGTAAATAATTGAGTGTTTTTTGTACCATCATTTCTAAGAGTCACACAAGGCATTGTGAGAGTTGGTGGTAATGTTCTTGTTATATATTTTGTATTAGGTAAAGATTGCTCTACAGGTATATTTATTACAGGTATCCGTGGTATTGATGAGGTAGGTATTAAATTAATTTCTGGCATCTTTATCTACATCACCTATTGAGATTGTATAGCCATCTTCTCCAAATTTACCTTGTTCTATAATTTTAGGTTTTTTTACTTTTTTATCTAAATCATCATGATATTTTTTTATCTCGTTATCTAGTTCTAACTGTAATTTTTTTATTCTTAACCAAGACACAATTTTATTTATATAGTATTTTACTAATTTTTTAATAAAGCCAAATATCATAAACTAATAGAAGGTTGTTTGGGAAGTGTTGGGATTGCTGGTTTCGTGAAAGATGGCAGTTCTTTATTTATAAGACTAGGCATATTACTTTTTAGTTCATCCATAATTTGTTTTTTTATTTTTTCCTGTCCTTTTGGACTTGTTATGTACTTATAACCAAAGTATGCTGAACCTATAGAGCCTAATGTTAACAGGAAAGTTAAACAGGCAATTACGTTAATTATTTTTTGCATGATAAAAGAAGCGTTTTTAAAAGCATTAGTACCTTGTACCATTATAACTTTTATGGCTTTATGTGCTATTGCACCTCTGTACGTCACAATGTCTATGATGACAAGGCAAATGCAAGATAAGGTTAATTAACTACTTCTGTTTTTATTTCAGTTGTAATTTCATTGTTGCCTTCTAACTCTTTAATTCTTTCAGAACATGAAAAAGCCTTCATTTGTAAAGCATCACGAGCAACAGCTAGCTCTTTTATCTTTTCTTGAATTTTATTAAATTCATCAACTGCTACTTGCATTTCTAGTTTAAGTTGGTCGATACGTTTTTGATTGTTTGACATAAGTTTAAGAAGATTTGTTTGCTATAAGATAAGCTTTATATGCAGCTTTGACATCAGTAGTCCATACTGCATTACAAATTGCAGAAACTTCTGCTGGTTCTGCTGATAAATCAGTATCAACAAAATTGTCTGATTCATCTAACGTACCAGCTTGTAGTACATATCTTTCAAAATTAGAAGCAATCTCTACTCCATCTTTTTTAATTACATTTTTCTTTCGGACTTGAACGTGTTTGTAAAGTCCAACGACTTCTATCTTGTCGTATTCGATTGATTCGGCTAATGCCATTAGGATTAATCTCCGATTAAAACAGGTTTAGGCTTAGTTTTAAGACGTAGCTTCGGTCTATGCACATCTAACTGAAAAATTACCAATAAAAAATGCATTAGCTTGACTTTGATGAGCAGTACAATTTAATTTTGTACCAGCACCAGCATAAAAAGCAACATTACTAGCGTCCTGTGAATAAGCAGCTATGGTATTCCCTCCTGTAGAAGCACCTGCTAAATTATGGTAACCTATGACACCAATACCTTTATGATCGGTTCCAGTTAACATAGTAAAAGGTGAATTTATTGTAATATCACCACCACTCGTTGTCAGTGCATTAAAACGAATAAAAAAGAAAGCGTGAAGTATGTTACCAATTTTTACATATGTACCACCTTGATTATTATATGTTCCACCACTAAAAAATCCACTTGTTAATGCAGGTGTCCAAGTTCCCTCTTCATAATCGTTCAAGACTGAACCAGTAGAACCACTAGCAGATCCACCAGCAGCAGCAAAATCTATTCCCCTACCAGCAGTATCCAAAACTAAATCGCCTGAAACTAAATGAACATCTCTATTAGCAGCTACGTTTTTAATAAGAATAGCATTATCAGCAGACGAGCCTAGTCTCATTTCGTCATTGGTGTGATTATATTGTATGTATCCAGCGAATTGCGCATTTCCGCTTGTACCATCAGCAAAAAAGATATTACCGTCATTAGAGCTTCCTGATTGGACTGTAATTCCACAATTTGCACTTTTTGTTATTACTAAATCATCAGCACTGGCATTTAAGGCACTAACATTCGTATTATTTATACCAACACGAACATCACTTCCTGTGCTTCCATCAACAATTATTCCATTATTTTCGCCAGCACCTAAATATAATTTATTTGAATTATGGTCATATTGTAGATAGCCAGCAAATTCAGCATTTCCACTTGTGCCATCAGAAAAATATACGTTTCCTGAACTTGTACTTCCAGAACGAATTGTAATTCCAGCGTTACCACTATCTCCGATTGTTAAATTATCTGCCGAAGCATTACCCTCTGTATCGGTTCCAATCATCACACCTTTAGTCGCTGTAACAAGCATCCTATTAACACCAGCCGCAGTAATTCCTAACTCTCCAGCAGCATTTAAAAATAATCCAGTATCTAAATCCGTTCTAAATCCTAGGGCAGCAGCCGAAGCACTTCCATCTTCAAGAGTTAAAGTTCCGTCAAGCTGAAAAAGCTCTATCCAGGCATTATCAGCAGAATTTCTTATTTTTAATACGGCAGGACTTGAGTTTGTATCTGCCCAAAAACTATATGCTTTTGAACCAACACTTGAAGCGATAACAGTTGCAGGGTCAGTAGAACCCGCATTATTTGTAAGAATAGCTTTAAGTACATTATTTATGTCAATTCTTACATTTTGGCCTGTTGAGTTATCTATCTCAAAATCATGCTGTGCCATTACTTAACTCACTTTTTCTTTTAAGTATATCTTATATCAATTCTAACTACCACGGCCAAAACCAACAGCAGTAAAACTAAATGTTTTATTTTGTACAGCATTACCTGCATTAGTAAATTTTATTGTAAAACCAGTGCCAGAAATATTTGTTATTTCAAATTTATCTGTACCACCTAAATCATTAGCAGTAATACCAATACTAGGTAATTGTGAACCTGCTGCAACATCAGTATTACTAGCACCTGTAAAGAACGCATGGTCAAAAGTTACTGCGAGTCCAGAAGATGACGTACCAGAACTTAGATTAGACTTCTGTTCTGTTCTTCTGTCTAATTCTGCTGTATAACCTAATTGGTCTATTTCTATACTTTGTGCAGGGTCATCTGAATCCATTTCACACCTAAATTTAAATCCCCTACCTATATGCGTACCATTAGCAAATGTATTAAATGTTTTACCTGTAAAATCACTATCCTGATAACTAGAACCATTAGAAGGTGCAGAAGTTGTAGCAGCAACTAATAATTTAGCGTTTACATCAAATGCAGTAGCAGCATCGAAATCTGTCCAAGTATCTATATTTGCTGATCTCTTGTCAATTAAATCATTTGGATAATAACCTTGTGTTACAAAATGTCTTGTTAGTCTTAGTGGGTGTACAGAACCTAAATCTAAGATACTTGCAAAATCATAACTACCACCAGTAATATCGACAGCACCTAAAAAATCAAAATCTGCAATAGCATCAAAATCTGTAACGCTATCTAATGTTTCTAATGAACCAAGAACAAGACCATTAACATCATCACTAAAAAAACAATCTACTTTAGTACCTGCAAAAGGTGGACTGTCTGTATCTTCTCTATCTGTAAATGTAACAAGTTTAGGAAATGGGTCAGGGTTAGTAACAACTACAGATGCTTCACCACTACTTAACCTACCGCCATCATCACGAAATTTTAAAATATACTCACCATCAATAGCAGGTACAAGCGTTTCACTGACAGAACCAGGCAATCTAGGAATTATGTCAACAGAATTAGTAAATGTACCAGTACCATTTGTAAGGTTAGAATGTCTTACTACTACGTTTCCACCATGCAATACATCAACATCTGTTGATTGATTAAAACGTAATCTTAATAACTGATCTGATACTGGTTCTACAAGTAAACCTGTTACATCAGCAGGTACAGCAGTTTTACCAACAGCATCAAAACTTAATGTGGTAGGTTCTACACTAGGTTCAAAAAACGCATTATAACTATAAACTTCAAATTCATATGTACCTAATTCAGTATCAAATATCTCAAAAATAGGACTTTGTACAATAGTTGTTTGAAAACTACCATTATTAAATTTATGTTTTACTGAATATTGTGAAACCCCTGCTACTGGTTGCCATGAAACAATTAATTTACTTACTGCCCTATCACCTAATACAATAATTCTTTCATCACCTGCAATATTACTAGGTGCATCTTTTAATTCAACTAAATTTGTAATAACAGGTGTTGTAATTGTTGCACCATCTTCTACAAATGCATATTTAGCAGGGTTATGAAACATTGCAGATATGGTAAATGTATTATTATCTTCTTTAACTGATAACACTCTAAAATCTTCAGTTTCAGTTGTAGCCCTTACAAACAACCAAACGCTGTTTACTTGTGGTGCAGAAGTGTAGGCACTAGATACTGTTATAACAGAACCAGATATTGTAGATATTGTTTTAGTTTCGAATGTACCGTCTGTAAGAATTACAGATAATTCATCACCTGTAGATGGTGTTGTTGGTAAATCTTTTATATTATCAACTGTTATCTGTGTTGTTGTAGCTGCTGATATTCTGCCTGATCTCCTTAATCCACTACGAACAGGATCTTGGACTGTGATTATATTACCTGGTCTAATTAATGAACCTGCATCTGCTGTTGTGGTAAATGCAACTGTTTCCGTTTCATTGTTTTGTGTGTAAAGATGCCATAAACCCATTCTTCTCGCCTGTGCCTGATCGCTACAACCTACTGCTTCTATATTTTTTACAACAACACCAAATTTAGATTGATTTGCAGTAGTATCTTCTACTGTTTCATATTCATATGTCCTAGTTTCATTTTTAAAATATTTTACATTTATTACTGTATCTCTTGTAGCTTTACTTGCATTGTTATAGATAAAACCATCTTCTGTAACATTGGCATATGAGAAGAAATAGCTGCTGTTAGTTGGTCTATCTTGAGTAAGCGTAATTTTACCATCTTCTAAAAAAAGACTAGCCCTCATTATAGATGCAATTTTATCTAGTAAAGTATATGCCTGAGTACTTGTCTGTATAACAATATTGCAGCTAAATCTAGGGGAAGTACCACCCTGACCATTATCAATTAATGCTGAATTATATACAGAAGCGTCATAAAAAGCATATTTATCTACTTCATCTTCTGATATAAAATCACCAAAACCAGCCCTACTTTCTGTAATAATGTCATATAAAATCCATGCAGGGTCATTACACCATTCTTTACCAGTTTTTAATGTGCCATTAAACGAGCCGCTAAAAGACAAAGAACCATCTGATCTAACAGTTGAATTGTGCGGTATTGAGATAAGCCGCCCCCTGACTCTATACATCCTCTGAGGGACGGATCTGAAGATTTCTGCATCAAAACGTAAAGCAGCTACAGCGGTATTAGCATATGTAGGTGTTTCAAAAACTAACTCAGTTATAGATGTTAGTTCAAAAGCGTTAGTTATTTTAACATCTGTACTATCCGCTGTTTCTCTTGTTACAGTAACTGTTAAAGGAAAATCAGAAGCTGTAACTGCTGGTGTTCCATCAGCGTTAGTGCCAAAGTCTATAATGTGATCTTTAAAATATGGTGATGTACTTTTACCAATAATTCTACCACCACTATGAAATATAGTTCTATCTAAACCAGTTAAATCTGTAGCTGGTACAATTTTTTTTAGTAAAGTTCCAGCTTGGTCTTTCAATTGAATATTGTACTCAACTGTTGTACCAGATATATTTCCATTAGTGTCAATTTTTTGTATTCTTGGAAAACCGACTGTAACTCGTATTCCATCTGTATTAGTGTCAGTTATTGAAACTACTTGTGGTTGAGCTACAGTTACAGTTACTCCTACAGGTCTATCTCTTTCTGTTTCTGCAATACCTCTTACTTTAGTTTGATCTGCTGTACCTACTTTTGGTATAAATGCTGGTCTTGTAGATACAGTTCCAAAATTAAAATCACTATCAGTAGGGGCTGTATTAGATGCGGATTGTTGTAGCACCTGTACATTGTTTAAAAAAACATCTTTTAATGCTGTTGTCTTATAATTATCAGTACCGAATGTATGACCAGCATCAATAGCAGAAGGAAAGCCAGCTATTTCACCTTCACAAATTACATCTACACTTGTTATAAATTGACGAGAACCAATCTCGCCATCCTTCATTTCTGAATCATAATACTGTGCGTTTATCTGACCTCGTACAGCAGCGTAATCACTACCTCTCCATCTAAAATCAGAATTAAAGCGTGGTAAAGTCATTTTTATCCTCCAAATGATACAGGAGCAGTATCAGTACCAGAACTGACTACAATAGATCCAGTAAACACCTCTCCATATATCAAAGGTATACACACTCCACTACGAGATACATTTTGAATGCCACTAAATGAATAGTTAACCCTTGCATCTGTTTCGCTTAAACCATTTGGTACATCACCTACTGTAGGTTGCTGTTGTGGAAATAGCATATTAGTAACACCACTTACAGCCATTGATATACCTGTTGACAACAAAACACTTCCAAGCGTTGCAACAATAGCTACAGATGAGGCAGCAGCCGCAGCACCACCGCCTATAAATGCTGCAGCAATCCAAAACCATGCACCAGAAACAATAGGTATCATTCTTATCTCACCTTCACTATGCACTAATAAATCATCTTTTGTTTTTACAACATCATTATTTATAGTAATTCTGTACATATTTTGTTTTAAATGGGGTTCTATTTCTGGATAATTACAAACTAAATATTTATATACATCTTTCATATTTTTAACATCTGCATAATTAACGTGCCAACCTACTAATTCTGCTAACCTTCCATATACTTTTATTTTTCTTAGTCCTTTTTCATCTTCTGTTCTATCTCTATCTATAAATTTATCTTTTGTAAGCATTGGTTTATGTACTTCTGGTTTTAGTTCTATACATTCATCATCTAAAGGATTAAAAATAAACCATGATAAACCTAAAAAATTACAGTTTTTTATATCCTCTTCTGATGCAGTTAAATTGCCATTGGGGTGTGAATGACATATATGTAAAACAGTTCCAATTTCTTCTGCCTTAGCCCAATCTTCTGGGTTTATTGTAAAACTATTTGCACCTTCTATTGATATATTTTTACATGGATAATATTGCTGTTTGTTATCTACATCTATAACTAAACCACAACTTTCATCTGGTAATGATGTTTTAGCATGATGTAATGCCTGTTGTTGCCATGTGTTCATGCAAACGTACCTACAGATGGGAAGTCTTTTCTAGTAATAATTCTTTTAGGTGCTGATCTATTTTGTAAGTCTAATGCAGATGCACATTCAAATTCTACAAAATCCTTAGATTCTACAGTTTTTCTATCAATAAAAAATGTTTGATTTTCATATGTATTATTAGCAGGTGTACCAAATGGATTAGTACCAGATTCAAAGTTAGCATTATCTATATAACGTAATAATGTGGTAAGCCTTTTAAATTTTGCACCATTTAAATCATTTTTTGGTGTTGTTAGATTTGCCTGTGTCATTAATGCAGTAACAGTTGACAGGATATTACTAATTCTTACTGTTGGTCTAGCTCTTGTTGTTCTAGTCGCTGCATACTCAAAACCATTTGCTTCTATTGGGATTCGTGTATATGTATTACCTTGAAAAATAACATTATATGTAGTGTTCATATTAATACCATTATGAAACCTTGATACATCACTACTGCCATGTAAAGCAGCCACTAAATGTATTTCAAACAGTTCTATTTTTGCACTAGGGTTAGCCTTCTGTAGCTCTTCTGTAGGTATAGCCATTTATGGTTCAAACACCTCCTCAAAAGTAGCTGTAATTGTTGCCCTGTTAGGTACTCTTATATTTTTTGTCCATTTTTTACATATAAACTGTTTTGCTCCTGATCTTGTTACTGTACAGTTTCCAGAAGTTGTAGCACTACCACTAGCTGTAACTGTAAATATATTTGCACTTGTTAAAGAGACTACAGAATATGTACCATCAGAAGCAGAGCCATTTGTAAAATCTATTGTTATAGAATCATTTGCAAATAATTGATGATCAGTAATTGTTATTGTTATTGTTGTAGAACCGCTTTGTGCATAAGTACCTGTTTTACTTAATGGTTCATTAGGTGGTGTATATGTAAATGAAGCCTGGTCTAATGCACGTTCATTTAAAAAATATTCAATAGTATCACTATCTGTTTCTGTAATATTATTCCATGCAAGATTATATATTTTTTTATTTTGATGTGCTGCAATGCCTACTAATTGCCTTTGTTCAAATCCATCTGCAAATTTTACTGATGTAATAGTAGGACTACTTTGCTTTTGTAATCCATAACTAGGTTCAATAGAAGGAAATGTTGCCATAATTATGCGTTAGATAATAAACCACCTGCACGTTTCTGGTTAATCAATTCAGCTTGTATTGCTGCTGCTAATACGTTACCAAATTCATTTGCCTGGCCTGTATTACCTTCAACAGAAGAACCAGAAGCATCTACAGATACATTAATAATTGTACTGCCACCACCAGATGATTCAACACCTAACTTACCATTACTTCCCCTGCGTAGAGGTAAAATCGCCTCTGCACCTGCTTCCCCCATAAGACCCATGCCATTAGCCATAGGGAATAATGTAGGCTTATTAACAATGCCCCCATAAGCATATTTTTGTACCTGACCATCAACAAATGCATTACCATTAGCATTTTTTTTAAATAAACCACTAAAAAAATTTGTTAAAGGTTTTGTTATTGTTGCTTGTATTGCTATACGTGCCATTTGGCTTATTATTGACCTTGCTAAATCTCTGAAATTAAGTTTCCCTGTTTCAACAAACTTAACAAGTGCATCTTCCATTCCTTTAATGCCATTAACAACAACATCTGCCATAGATTCCTGTACTGTTTTTATACTGTCTGAAAAAGTTTTTAGTTTCTCTTTCATGTGTGTACCAAAAGTTTTAGTAATACTTTCATCTAAATTGTCTACACTTTCTGTAATTTTATTTGTATATTCTGCAGGTGCGTTTGTTTCTCCACTAAATAATTCATTTATTTTATTAAAACTTTCAGTAAACCTATCAGAAAAACCTTTTGTAAAATCTTCTCCTAATAATGATGTTAAATTACTTTTCTGTTGAGTTTTAAATCTATTACCCAAATCTTTTGCAATATTGCCAGCACCACCTAATATTTTTTGTACAAAAGGTGGTATTTTTATACTTTCAAAAAATCCCTGTACACGTTGTGCTGCTGTTCCCAAAACTCTAATTACTTCATCTACTAATTTTACAGTTGCAAATATTCCTATGGATATACCTCTAATACCTATTTCAATAGCGTTGAAAAAAGTAGTAAAATCATTTTCAGCACTAAACAATTCACTAAAAACACCAACAATAGTATTTAATGCAGGTAATAATGCATCTGCAAGTTGTTTTCTAAATCCATCAAACTGTATAGCTAAAACTGCTATCTGGTCATTAAAAAATTCTGCATTTTGTGCAAAGTTTTCTGATACTTCATAGTTAAATTCAGATAGTGATGCTGCACCACCATTAAGTAGGTTTATTAAACTAGCCCCTGACCTACCAAATATTTCCATAGATATAGCTGCTTTTGTTGCACCATTTTCCATAGTTGCAAACTTATCTGCAACTTCTCCTAATACCTGTTCACTTGTTTTAAATGTGCCATCAGTACCCCTGACAGATATTCCTAATGAATCAAAACTATCTTTATAAGTAGCTACACCCTGATCTGCTTCCCTCATAGATTGAGCAAGCCTTCTTAACCCTTTATCTATCGTTTCCTGGCTAACACCTGCTAATTTACCAGCGTTTACATAAGCCTGTAATGTATTAGCTGCAATACCAGTTTGATC